TGCTATTCAAACTATATCTAATCGTGTGGGCGGATATGGTGGTTGGTTGTTCCAACAAACAGACGGTGCCATGTTATGGTTAGCACCCACATTAGGTCCGATGAATGGCACATTTAGTTTTACCAGTACAGGCAATGCCACCGCTACATTTGAAGTTAAACAAGCTGGTGTGGCACAAACTGATTATTGGACCTATCAAGAAGATTGGAATGTGGATCGTTTAGATGGCACAGGTGATATTCGTAATCCAAGCGCCATGGATCTTGATCATACTAAATTAAATGTTTATCAAATAGGAATGCGATGGTTAGGAGTAGGAGCCATTAGCTACGCTATTGAGGATCAATTGTCAGGAATATTAATTTACGTACATAGAGAACATTATACCAATCAACACGTTGTACCTCACATAGACAATCCTAGCTTTAAGATAACCTATGCCGCAGTCAACACTACTAACACTTCAAACCTTACAGTGATTGGTGCTAGTATGTACGGTGCCATAGAGGGAACCATATTCTTAAATGAATTGACTAGAAGCAAGCATACTAGTAAAACTACTTTAGCTAAAGACCTTGTACACCATGTTTTGACTATAAAAAACTCTGTAATTACCAATGGACTAGCAGGAGCCAACAACGGTAACTATGTAATCAATGCCAAAGAGGCTATAGTTAAACAGTTAAGTTTGTCCGTACAGGGAACCGATCCAGTAAATGTGTATCTATTTTTTGACCCTACTAGTTTATCAGTACCACAACTATACAACAACATCAACTATTGTAACGAGGTTTTCAGCATAGTGACTGGCACATTTAATCTTACTATAGACACTGCTATATGGTCTGGTATCGTAGGCATTAACGGTACATTCAATATTGACCTCAGCGCCTATCGTATTACTATACCACCAGGCAGTCAACTCAGTGTTGCAGTACAAAGTACTAACGGTATAAGCCGCACAGACTGTTCTTTAACGTGGAGTGAAGATTGAAATACTTTGTAAAAATGTAATTTAATATTTTATAAATAATTTCATGAGTTTGTCAACACTAATTAAAACCCCTTATGCAAAAACAGTTTTTGCAAATGATCAGCAACTAGAAGATTTTATAAAATGCAGTGACCCTGCAACTGGTTATCTGTATTTTATGGATAACTTCTTTTACATCCAGCATCCAACACGTGGTAGTATGCTTTATCATCCATGGGACTATCAGAAAAGATTAATTGAAACGTATCACAAGTATCGCTTCAGTATTAGTCTTATGCCACGACAAACGGGTAAATCTACTAGTGCTGCTGGTTATCTATTATGGTATGCTATGTTTGTTCCTGACAGCACTATATTAGTCGCTGCACACAAATACACTGGTGCTCAAGAAATTATGCAGCGTATACGATATGCATATGAAAACTGCCCTCTACATATCAAAGCAGGGGTTGTGACTTACAACAAAGGTTCACTTGACTTTGACAATGGAAGTCGTATAGTAAGTGCCACAACTACTGAAAATACAGGTCGTGGTCTTTCTATCTCATTATTGTATCTTGACGAATTTGCATTCGTTAGACCTACTATTGCACAAGAGTTTTGGACATCCATTACTCCTACATTGTCAACTGGTGGTAAAGCAATTATTACAAGTACCCCAAATAGTGACGAAGACCAATTTGCATTAATTTGGAAACAAGCAAACAAAACAGAAGATGAATTTGGAAATCAAACTGATGTTGGTGTTAATGGTTTCCGTGCGTATCGTGCATTTTGGAGAGAACATCCTGAACGTGATGATACATGGGCTGAACAAATGCGGGCGCAACTTGGTACTGATCGTTTCCGTCGTGAAATGGATTGTGAATTTATTATTGCAGATGAAACATTGATAAGTCCAAGTGCATTATTTGAGTTAGAAGGCGTTGATCCCATTTATAAACAAGGTCAAATACGTTGGTATAAAAAACCAACACCAGGTAACATTTACGTATTAGCACTTGATCCTAGTTTAGGTACAGGAAGTGACCCTGCAGCAATACAAATATTTGAAGCAAATACAACTACGCAAGTAGGTGAATGGAAACATAACCAAACTGTGATCCCAGAACAAATAAGATTACTTAAACAAATTACAGATTATATTGTTGATATTACCAAAGAACCAAATAACATATATTACAGTATTGAAAACAATAGTATAGGAGAAGCTGCACTTATTTCCCTACAAGAATACGGTGAACATAACATATCAGGTACCTTTCTTACAGAAACCGGAGTCAAAAAACGTAAGGGATATAATACTACACAAAAGTCTAAATTAGCTGCCTGTGCTAAATTTAAGCATTTAGTTGAATCTAAAAGAATGAAAATACATAGCAAGTCGTTAGTCAGTGAAATGAAAAATTTCATAGCTAGTGCAGGCTCCTACAAAGCTAAATCAGGCGAAACCGACGATTTAGTAATGGCTACACTACTTGTTACTAGAATGCTTCAGGACTTAGGTAATTACGTAAGTGAGTTAGAATCACAGATACGTGACTATGATGAATTCCTGCCCCCGTTGCCCTTCTACGCAGTACTGGGCTGATAAATACATATTATTATGAGATTACCAACATGCCCATAAATGACGAATCATTACAAGACCAACTTTACAACTTCCTAAAAACCCAAGGGTTTAGACCTGTTAGATTGAATTCTGCAGGGAAACCCGTTCCTGTCAGTTCAATGGCCGACGTTTTTAAATTTAGTTTTAAAATGGATGACGTGGATTACGGTCAGGTATATGCTGCTGTAGTTGAAAAAAATGTAGTAGTTTGGGTCGGTGATGATGTTTTACGTAGCCCTAATCATAGTGAAAACGAAGATGGCATGTCATTTAATCAGGTGTCAAGATATATTAAGAATTGGGCACATGATCATCAGTTAGGTTATGAACGTGATGATATTGAAAATTTAGAGGATGAAATGGCTAGGCGTGAAGATAGTAAAAATATAAACGAAGGATATCATCCTGTAGGTAGAAGAATTAGTTTAAACGACAGCGTTCCTAATGTTAAGATTAAGATCCAACATAGCAAGAATATGGAAGAAGGAATGCAGCGTTTCAGAAACGTTGAAAAAATTTACTTAGAAAATGTAGACGGGGAAAGATTTTTACTTAACACTAAAAAGCCAGGTATCGCTAGAATTTATGCAAGACATGTTGCAGAAGGTGGCAAAGTAAATGACGAACGTTGGAATCATATTCATAGTTTAGTTGAAGAATATACTAACATGGCAGGTTTTGTACGTGCTACACGTAACGGTCAATTTAATGAAAGCACACAAGTTTTAGTTAATGAGGGTGTTGAACACTATTTCAAATTACGTGAATCATTACAAAAGTTAGCAGGTAAACGTGGTTACAATACATACTTTGAAAATTGGACACCTACACTCAATGAAGATATGGGAATAGGTCAACCTGATTTAGCTGAAATGTTTATGAGTTCAAGCATTGACCCTCGCATAGAAAGAGCGATGCCTGTTTTAGTTCGCATTCATAAAGTAGTTGCTAAAATTGATGAAGCTGATGAGTTAGAAGAATGGACTAATAACGTTATCAACGAAAAATTAAAACCAAAAACTGATTTACAAATAAAAGATTTAGCAGCACAGTTTGCAGAAGAAATACCAGTTGGTGATGATGCATTAAATGTTAAAAATGTTTTATCAAAATATAATCTAGAAAATGAAGATTTGTTTGGTGAATTAGATGAGTTGGCATCAACTGATGTAGACGCAGACGCACGTGACGTAATATTAAGTTGGTGTCAACGTAATGACGACCACAGTTTTCATGAGTTAGCAAATGAAATAAAAATGGTTATGAAGGGTGATGTAGAAATTCCTTCTCCTGCAGCAACAGTTCCACCAGCACAGCCTGCTCCGGAACCCGCACCTGCAGCAGAGATGCCACCTCAACAGCCAATGCCTCCTATGATGGAAGGTGATAAAGAAGCATCTGAAGAATTAATAAGTAAAATGGTTGAACTTGCAATAGAAGGGTATCGTGATCCAGAAATTGCAGAGGCACTCAATATGGATTTAGAAGATGTACAAAATATGTTAGATGCGTATTTGGAAGAAATAGAAGCAGGCACAGACCAAAACGTTGATGAATCATTAAACAAACAACAAAATAAAGCCAAACAACTTGGTCCTACTAAAAAGGCAAAAAGCATAAGCCCAGTGCTAGGTAAAGAACCAAAACAACATCCATTTAAAGGCTACGCAGTTGGGTTTGAAAGTGTTGACCCAATGATTGCTAGAATGAAAAAACTTTCCGGTTTAACTAAAGAATAATTTTATTTTCCCTAAATAGGGATAAATACTCTTGTTAACTTGATTATATTAATGTATAATCATGTTATCAGTCACTCATAGGGAGTGGCGAATACTCAACAAAGACCAACTTAAGGCAAAGGAAATATTATGGCAAGTTTAGCAGAAATCCGCGCACGTATTGCTGCGCAAGAAAACAAATCAACAACTGGTTCAACACAACAATCAGATAACGCAATCTACCCACACTGGAACATGGACGAAGGCACTAATGCTGTTATTCGTTTTCTACCAGACGGTAATTCAAGTAACACATTCTTTTGGGTAGAGCGTCAAATCATCAAACTACCATTCAATGGTATCAAAGGTGATGGAGCAGTAAAACAAATTCAAGTACAAGTTCCATGCGTAGAAATGTATGGTGACAATTGTCCTATTCTAGCAGAAGTTCGTCCTTGGTATAAAGATGAATCTCTAAAAGAAATGGCAAACAAGTATTGGAAGAAACGTAGTTATCTGTTTCAAGGTTTTGTTCGCCAGAACCCACTAGGTGACGATAAGACTCCTGCGAATCCGATTCGTAGATTTATTATCAGTCCACAAATCTTTACTATCATCAAATCTAGTTTGATGGATCCTGAAATGGAAGAAATGCCAACTGACTTTGTTCGTGGTCTTGACTTCCGTGTCACTAAAACTAGCAAAGGTGGTTACGCAGACTATAGCACTAGCACATGGAGTCGTAAAGAATCTGCACTCACTGAGGCAGAACAAGAAGCCATTGCAGCACATGGTCTATACAATTTGGCTGACTTCTTACCTAAGAAGCCAGGTGAAGCAGAACTACGCATAATCAAAGAAATGTTTGAAGCAAGCGTAGATGGTCGCCCATATGACGCAGAGCGTTGGGGTGCATACTATCGTCCTTATGGTCTTGAAGTACCGGCAGGTGCAAAGGTGGAAGAACAGGTAACAGCAGTTCAAGCTACTGCTGCCACAACCGCACCCGTAGCTGAACAAGCACCATGGGATGATGAACCAGAAACAGCCTCACAGCCAGTCAAAGTTCCAACAACACCAACAAGCGATAAAGCACAGGACA